TCCTAGAAAGCCCATACGCAGGCGACATTGAGGCAAATGTTGAATACGCGCGAGCCGCAGTTAGAGACAGCTTGGCGCGCGGTGAAGCCCCGATTGCATCCCACTTGTTATACACGCAGCCCGGCATTCTCAGAGACGAGGTGCTGGCCGAGCGTGAATGGGGAATTAACGCTGGTCTGGCATGGCGAAAAGTGGCCGAGGCAACGGTTGTCTACACTGACCGGGGCATCACGAAGGGCATGGAGTACGGCATTGCCGCAGCGCAGGCTCAAGGCATCCCGGCATTTGAGCGCAGCTTGGCAGGTGTAGCATGACAACCCTCATTGAAGAAAAGGCCGTTAAATTAGCATTCACAAGTGCGAGGGAATACAAGCCGGAATGGGCGGACCTGTTGCGCGAGGAATGGAAGAAAGAAGCGAAGGCCGCGCCGAGTCCGCCGCCAAGAAAAACCAGCAATGGCAACACCGGAAAAATTGGAGCCAAAAGAATTGCGGTTCAGTCGTGCGTGACAAGCAGTTGGCAAACCAGCGCAGAGATATTCGAGGCCGCTCAGTTAACCGAGGAAATCGGGCCAGACGACAAGCGCAACGTGAAAAACACGCTGGAACGAATGCACCGGGATAAGGTCGTGGAGAAAGACACTCGGGCAGGTAAGTTTGGAAGCGTGTCATTTTGGCGGTTGGCATGACCCGCTTCGAGGTCCGGGTGCGCGTGGATGGCGTGGGCGCCTTTCAACACGTTGTGAAGGCCGCCGACCAGAAAACAGCTTATGACCGCGTAAAGAAGGCGCACAAAGGCCACAGGGTGAGGCTCAAGGGCATTCGCGCGCTGCACGACTACAAGGCCACGCAATGAGCGCAATAGAGGCCGAGCAAAAAGGTTTTGACCTATGAAGCACGAGAGACAGCTATCCGAGTGCGAAGGCAAGCAACGCCACACACGCCCCCAAGCTATAGCCCTAGCCGAACGCCAGCGCCGCAAAGGGGCGTCCGTGGAGGCTTACAAGTGCAGCATATGCAAGAAGCACCACATTGGCCGGATAACTAAGACGCCAAAGCCACTCCACGATGGGCCGCGTAAAATCAGCCCAACGCCAGAAAGGCAGGCGAAAGGGGTTTTCAAGAAGGTTGGCGGAAAGGCGGCGTCGGTTCGGTATGCTGTGGATGTTTCTGCGCACCCTATCGACGCGCTGCGCCATACAAAGCAAATCAGCCAGCAGCAGTTTGAAGCCGCGCAAGACTTTGAGGAAGCGTATCGCAACGCGCTACAGGTTCCAGGAATCCGCGACAGTTGCACTATCTGGGAGCCTCAAGGCCACCAAAGCGATGACGGCAACCCCAGAGCCGTTGCGCTGTATCGGGCGCTATCAAGACGGCTGACGATGATAGGTGAAAGCCGTATGCAATCAGTTATCATTTACCTAACACCGCCACGCAACGACAGAGAGTTAGGCGAACTGAGAGAAGCGCTAAACGAGGCGCATAGGTTTTTCACGAATGGACGTTGACAGAACCTCAAAATTAAGGCATCGTCACAAGTGACTTATTGCGCCCGGTGGAAACTGCGGCGCTTTTTTGATTCCAGCGATTCCCGAATAAACCAGAACGCAGCCAAGGTGTCCTATGAATCTCAATCTTGGCTTGGGCCTTTCTGGTAACAAGGGCGCTGGTGGTGGAGCGTTTAGCCCTCTTGATCTTTTTGCAGCCTCCGAAGACGGCGGACTTTGGGACTTTACCGACACTTCGTTGCTCTACACTGACACAGGCCAGACAACGAACGTCACAAGCGACGGGGATAGCGTTCGGTCTGCGCAAGACTTGACAACCAACAACAACGACGCATCCCAAGTATTAAGCGCGGGGCAAAGCCCAACGTGGCGACCTGCGGAAACGGCTATTGAGTGGGATGGTGGCGACAGTCTTGATGTGGGTGCCATTCCACGTGATGCGGGACAGACGCTTGCTGTTCGTTTCAAGCATAGCGGAACCACACCGGGCAACTTAATCGGCGCTGGCGACGGCACTGGAAATTCCTACATAGACTTTGACGATGGTGTGCCTCAGTTAGTTGTTGATAATATTGTAAACCCCGCGATCCTTAGAACGGACGACGATGCTTGGCACACGTTTGTTGCGACGTGGGTTGATACGGACCTAGAAATCTATCTGGACGGCGAAAAGGTCTTTGATGGAACCAAGCAGGCCGATCACAGCAACGAGCCATATAACATCGGTTCGCGTGGTCAATTTGGTGCCTTTGTCGGGGCGTACACCGGAGAAATCTCTCACGCCTTGATCCGTGATCAAGATGTGACGTTAACTGGTGATCAAGCGCGGGGCATCCACAACGCATGGATGGGCGAGAGCGTCGCTGCACCGGATCAAGGGGCGCATCGCTATTGGCGTTTGGTTATGCACCAGGGTGCCTCTGCGTTTATTCACTTCTCTGAAATCGAATTGCGGGCATCAGCCAGTGGGGCAGACGAGACTTCACCAAGCACCACTATAGTTGCTAACTCAACTTTTGGCGGACTACCTGCGACTAACCTAGTAGACAACAGCAACGGAACCGAGTGGGCCACGAACTCACCTCCCGGCGCTAACCCGATAACCTTAGAAGTCGATTTTGGGGTAGGCGTTACCAAGGAAATTGTCGAAGTTTCTCTTAGAAATACTGCCAACGCCAGTCGTGAGCCAGAAAGTTTTTTGGTGCAGTATTCAGACGATAACTCGAACTGGACAACTTCTTGGGTAGACAGCGACCCAACATGGGCTGGAACTGAAACAATCTACGTCAGCACACGTCCTTGATGACCGCTAATAAGGCGAAACTTTTTCTAAGACTGGACTAATCATGGCAACAGTGGACGTGGCTTTCAAAAACATTGCACCGAGCGGGCAAATCGCAAGGTCTGGCTTTTCAACCAACCAGACATTTACATCATCTGCGTCCTCACAGGCAACCACTGCCGGGGCTAATGCAAACGAGTATGCCCAAATTGTCGTATCAGGTGGAAACATCCGCTACACAGTGGCAGCAACACCGACCGCAGTAGCAGACGGCACCTGTGAACTTGTTCTAGACGGTGAACGCATAGAGGTGGATGTCCCGACTGGTCACAAGGTCGCGATTATCGACGCATAGGTAATAACTGCGGTCTTTTTTATTCAGCCAACCGTTCCAAAAGCATCACAGCAGACTTGCTTAATGAGCGAGAGCCAGAGCGGCAATTCAGTAGGTGTTGATAGGACACACCGATTTCCTTGGCTATCTGTTCATGGGTCATTGGCAGCGCATTACACGCCGCCTTGAGTTGTTCGGGGGTCATAGTGTTTCCCCTTCTTCGATACGGGGGAAAAGGTGTTTATGTTTCGCCTCTGCTTTGGCTCTATTGACTAGAAAGTCGCCATACTTTGCTATGCTGGGCTGAGACGCGAAGTGTTCAGCCATTGATACCGCCTTTTGCGCTTGCTCTTCTGTTGGTGCAGTGATTGCGAGAAAGAGTGCTTCAACTAGGGCCGCATAGTTATTTCCAATTTGCGTGTTCATATCAATTCCCTTTCAGGGTAAGCGGGGCCGAAGCCCCTTGGGTTATGCTTTGATGATGTGCCAAATGTTCAGCGCCATAAGTCTCAATGGCATGTTTGGCGAGTAGGCTCTGACTGCGCGAATGTGGCTGCGGATAGATGAAAACTTCGTTGCGATTGTCATTGTCTCGTTTCCTTCTGGTTGTTTCTCTCTATACATTACTTATAACCAATGGTTAGACGGTGTGCAAGCACTAAATGCAATAAAAAAGCAAAAAAGCAATAACTTAGGTTTTTTAAAAATGGCTGGTAATGAAAACTCAGGCCGAAAGGCCAACGAGAAGGTTATACGTCAGAACCTTTTGTTAATATTAGACCAGCTAGACGAAACAACCGACCGAAAGCGAATTGTCCGTGTTTTGGAAAAGTTAGTCTCCAACGCTGAAGACGGTGACATACAGGCAATCAACGCAATCATGGACAGAGTAGACGGCAAGCCTGTTGCACCTAAAGAGATCAGCGGACCAGACGGCGGAGAAATCCCGGTCAGCATCAAGGTTTCATGGGGCTAACTGTAGACATTAAATTCCCGCCCTACTTCCGGGAGTTCATACAGCCAGCGCGTTACAAGGGATTACACGGCGGGCGAGGTTCAGCAAAGTCACACAGTTTCGCAGGCTACGCAATTCTCAGGATGGCAAGCGAGCCAGGTATCCGCATCGTTTGCGTTCGGGAGGTTCAACGATCAATAGCGGATTCAGTCAAGCAGCTACTAGAGGACAAGATAGAGGCTTATCACCTCGGCTCGTTCTTTTCGTCGACAGAGAATGAGATTGTTGGGGCGAACGGCTCGCGGTGTATCTTTCGCGGTATGCAAAACCATACAGCGGCGTCCATTAAGTCACTTGAGGGCTTTGATGTCGCTTGGGTCGAGGAAGCGCAGACAATATCGCAAAAATCGTTAGACCTACTGACGCCGACAATTCGCAAGGCTGGCTCGGAACTTTGGTTTAGCTGGAACCCAGATAACGAAAATGACCCGGTTGACGTTCTTCTAAGGCAAGAGGCAATCGAAGGCGCAATCGTCAAGCAAGTCAATTGGGACGATAACCCGTGGTTCCCCGACGAACTGCGCGGCGACATGGAGCGGGACAAGAAGCGCGACCCTGACAAGTATGCTCATGTTTGGGGTGGTGAATATCGAGGCATGAGTGAGGCCCGCGTTTTCCGCAACTGGAAGATAGGCGAGTGCGAGCATCCAGATAATGTAATTTGGTTCTATGGCGTGGATTGGGGCTTTGCTAACGATCCAACGGCAGCGCTGCGGTGCTGCTTCCCCGACAAGAACACGCTCTACGTTGATCACGAGGTGAGCGAGTTGGGCGTAGCGACTGAGGCGTTGCCAGCGTTCCTCAATGGCCTGCCAGACGCCCGCAAGTGGCCCATGAGGGCAGACAGCGCCAGACCGGAGAGTATTGACCACGTTAAGCGCCACGGCTTTCCCAAGCTAAGAAAAGCAAGGAAGGGCGCGGGGTCCATTGAAGACGGCGTTTCGTTTCTTCAGGGATTTGACATCGTTGTGCATCCAAGATGCGCCAATCTCGCAAGAGAGTTGAAAAGCTACGCATACAAAACAGACCCGCGAACGGACGAGATTGTGCCTGTAGTGGAAGACAAGAATAATCACTTAATTGATGCGCTGCGCTACGCGGTCGAGGGACTGCACAAGCGGGGCAGGTTAATCCCTGAGATGCTTGAGCCAGTCACGGAGCGCCTCGGGCGTCCGCCAGACTATCAATCGAACCGCCGCCAGACAGAATCGTGGAAAGTCGTATGAGCAAATTTGAATTGCACAAACTGAAGGCGATGGCTGTTGAGTCGGCAGACTTGACCAGCACGGCGCGCGAATTGGCGGAGCGTGACCGCGACTATTACGATGAACACCAGTGGACCGCAGAGGAAATCGCCGCGCTCAAGGCAAAGAAGCAGCCTGTCATCACCATGAACCGCATTAAGCGGAAAGTGGACGCAATGGTTGGGATCGAGCAGCAGTCACGAGTTGATCCACGGGCCTATCCTCGCAACCCACAGGACGAAGGCGCAGCGGACGCGGCCACTAAGGCGCTGGTCTTCGTCGACGACAACACGCGCTTTGACAGTAAGAAGTCGGCTTGCTTTGAAAACATGATTGTCGAGGGCTACGGCGGTGTTGAGGTTGGCGTAGAGGAAAAGCGCGGCAAGTTTGAAATCACCATCAACCGCCTGCGTTGGGAGGAAATCTTCTTTGATCCTCACTCACGGGAAAAGGACTTTTCCGACGCTCAATACCTTGGCGTAATGAAGTGGATGAGCCTAGACGCGGCATTGTCCATGTATCAGGATTCCTATGACGGCGACGACCTGGAGGAAGTGCTGACCAGTGATATGTCTACGTCACAGGACGGCACGACATTTGAGGACCGTCCCTATGAGAGCAACGCCTTTCGCTGGGTAGACAAGCGCCTGCGTCGTGTGCGTGTGGCTCAGGCCTACTACAAGCGCGGCGGTGTTTGGTATCTTGCCATTTACACAGGCGGCGGTGAAATCTCGCACGATGTTTCGCCCTACGTCGACGAAGATGGGCAACCAACCTGCCCAATCCATTTGATGACCGCTTACATTGACCGTGAAAACCACAGGTACGGCGTGGTCCGGTCGATGATTTCGGCACAGGACGAGATTAACAAACGTCGCTCCAAAGCGCTGCATTTCTTCTCAGCACGTCAGACAATGGGTGTTAAGGGCGCGGTTGATAGCGTCTCCGGGTTAAAGCGTGAACTGTCAGACCCGAACGGCCACGTCGAAATCAATATTGAACAGTTTGAGGACTCGGCCCGCGCTGGCATTCGACCGTTTGACGTTATGCCAACCAACGACCTTGGTGCGTCTCAGTTCAGCATGTTGAACGAGGCCAAGCAAGAGATTGACATGATTGGCCCTAACGCCTCGCTTTTGGGGCAGTTGAGCGGCGACCAGTCTGGGCGCGCTATCATGGCGCAGCAGCAGGCCGGCTTTGCCGAATTGGCTCCGATTTACGATAGTTTGCGCGACTGGAACTTGAGAGTTTACCGGGCGATTTGGGAGCGCATTAAGCAATATTGGACAGAGGAACGCTGGATTCGTGTGACGGACAGCCAAGGCTCTACCGATTTCATCGGCCTGAACCAGCCTACCGGACAAATGCAGTACACTATGACGGAACAAGGCCCTGCGATTGTGCCTGTGATTGAGAACGCTGTTGCCGAGATGGACCTTGATATTATCATTGATGATGCCCCGGACCATGTGACGCTACAGCATGAGGCGTTCGAGCAGCTGACACAGCTTGCGCAGGCAGGCATTCAGATTCCGCCTGAAATGCTGATTGAGAACAGTTCTGTCAGAAACAAGGCTGAGTTGCTTAAAAAGATGGAAGAACAGCGACAGCAGGCAATGCAAGCGCAGCAGGCGTCAATGCAAATGGAAATGCAAAAGACGCAGGTTGAAATGGAAAAGACACAGAGCGAGACGGAAGAAAACAAAGCCGACGCGTTCAAGAAATTCACCGAGGCCAACCGTTCGGCCCTTGGTTACTAACCGCCGCCGGGTTCAACGGGCGTATCACTAGCCAAGTGTAAATGGCACCTGCCGCCGAGGTTTTCGGGCGATTCGTGACTCACAGCGACATTGGAGAAAGTGATGGATAAGGACGCAATTGCGTTTCTGGACGGAGAAACTGTGGAAGAACCGGAAGTAGTCGAGGACGTGGCGGAAGCCGAACTTGAACAGCCGGAGGTAGAAGCCGAAAAAGTCGAGGCAGAACCAGAGCAGACGGGCGAAGAAGTAGGTGAGCCGCCAGCACCTGAACCGGAAGAACCAGTGAGCGAGCCGGTGCAACACGCACCATTGACAGCACTTTTAGACGAGCGGGAAAAGCGACAGGAAGCACAACGCAAAGCGGAAGACTATGACCGCCAATTGCGTGAGGTGCGCGCCGAAATGCAAAGGCTTCAACAGCCCAAGCAAGAGGCACCTGATTGGTTCGAAAATCCGCAAGAGGCTGCACAATTCCACAACAACCAGGTGGAGCAACAGTTTCAAGCGCGGATGCTGCAGCAGTCTAAGTTCTTAGCCGAACGCGAGTTTGGTTCTGAAACAGTGACCGAGGCAGTAAGCTATTTCGACCAAAACCCTGCGGCATCGCAGCAATTCAAGGACCATCCGTCGCCGTTTCACGCGGCTGTGGAGTTCTATCAACGACAGAAGGTAGCGCAGGAAATCGGGTCAGACCCGGAAGCCTACAAAGCACAGTTGAGAGAACAGGTTCGAGCCGAATTGCAGGCAGAGATGACGCAAACGGGCGCTTCCGTCCAATCGTCAAGACCAAAAGCGCCACCCCCATCTGCGGCACGTTCGCCGTCTGTGGGTGGAGACACAATCACCGCAGGGACGGGCTTTGACGCCATGTTCCCCGACTAACTCAAACGCTCGTCGTGAGACGCGCTAGGCCCTTAGAAGGATTTTTTAATCATGGCTGATACAACTCTGGCAACAGCCTCCCAAGTCGCAAAGTGGGACGCTAATTTCTTTGCGGAATATGTCCGCAATTCAGGCTTCAAGCCCTACATGTCAAAAGGTGCTAACTCTGTCATCGTGGCAAAGTACCAACTGACAGACGTTGGCAAGAGCATCAACATTCCGCTTGTCACTCGCTTGACGGGCGCTGGTGTTTCCGGCTCAACAGCGTTGGAAGGTGCAGAGGAAGCACTGAACAACTACAACCAAAACATCTCGATTGACTGGTCGCGGAATGGCGTTCTGATCACCAAAGATCAGCAGCACTATACCGAAATGGACCTGCGCAAAGCGGCAAAAGAAATGCTGACGCTTTGGGCTATGGAAGACCTGCGCACAAAGATCATCACCGCGCTTGGCTCCATCAATGGCGTTGCTTACGGCACTGCTACTGAGGGTCAGAAGGACACCTGGGTTGCAGCTAACAGCGACCGCATCCAGTTCGGTGACGGTTCTGTTGGTGGTTACACTGACCACTCGGCAGACCTTACCGCTGTAACGGCAGGCATGACGCTTGACGCTGCGGCTGTATCGCGCATGAAGGCTATTGCGAAAACGGCAGACCCGCACATCCGTCCAATGAAGACGATGGACGGCTCCGGGCGTGAGTATTTCGTAATGTTCACTGATAGCCGTTGTTTCCGTGACTTGAAGACGGACACGACCATCGCGCAGGCAAACCGTGAGGCACGGCCACGCGACATCGAGAAGAACCCAATCTTCCAAGACGGCGACCTGATCTATGATGGCGTCATCGTTCGGGAAATCCCAGAGATTGCGTCTGTGGGTACGGTTGGTGCGTCTTCGGCTCCTGTATCGCCTGCATACCTTTGCGGTGCGCAGTCGGTTGGCGTTGCTTGGGGTCAAGAGCCTAAGTCTACAACTGACGTTCGTGACTATGGCTTCCGCCGTGGTTGTGGCGTTGAGTTCGCAGACGGCGTTGAGAAGTTGGTCTTCAACGGCGTACAGCACGGCGTTGTAACCGGATACTTCGGCGCAACAGCAATCTAATAGAATGGGGCGGGTTTCGGCTCGCCCCTTTCATTTCGTGAGGGTTGAACATGGCGAAAACGCAAGCTGAAGTCGTGGCAAGAGCGCACCGGACCTTGGGTCTGTTGGCGGCTGACGAAGTGCCAACGGCTGACATGAACGCCTTTGCAGGGAATGCGCTTGAGGGCGCTATAGAGGAATTGGCCTATGTTCAGGGCCTTGGGGTGACGTTCGATCAGACGGACGTGCCAGAGGAATTATTCTTAGCCATTTCGGACCTTTTGGCGGCAGAGATTGCCCCACACTACGGTGTAAATGGTCCGTCACGGTCGCGCGCGATTACACGCGTTCGCGCCAACCTGGCGTGTGATGACAGATGATTGAGTTTATCGGCTCAACACGGCAAGACAGCGACAACATAGGCGCAAGCCCCGCCCGGTTGATTAACCTCTACCGCGAGCGTGTGGGCAATCGCACAGTGTTGAAGGGTGTCCCC